TTATGGTTGGAGGAGGTGCTTGATGTGTGATGTCTGTGGCAAATCGCCGTCGACACGGAATGTCGCACGGAACGTGACGAGACCAGCATTGAATGCGTAGTCATCGCTGCGATCCAAACGAAGGCCTCCAACCGTACGTACATAGTACGAAGGCAGGTGTCCAACGATGACAGACTTGGTGGTTGTTGCTACGTCAGCCATTGAAGGGTTCTCGTAGATTGGCTTGCCCAAGAGCATGTCTGGTGATTCCATTGAAAGAGCTGGCTGGAATACATAATTTCCAGCGGTGTCCTTCAACTTGCGAACTGCACCAACCGACTTGCCGTTCATCATCCAGCCAACACCTGGAAGGTTGCGAGCTGCACCGTCCAAGGAGTAGAGCAAGTCAATGAGGTTGTCTGCGGTGAAAGCAGTTGCGGTACCTGCGGTGCCACCAACAGCCGATGCGGTCACGATGCCGTTAGGTGCATCAGTTCCCGAACCAACAGTCAATGCTGAACCAACAGCGTAACCAAGTGCGTTTCCAACCTGGTCACCCAAGAAGGACAGCATGTCCACGCCAGCGTCTTCGAGCAGTTCTTGTGAGACCTGTACGAGGAAGCTGTACTTGTATGCGCTTAACGTGATGAACGAGTTGAATACTGGATCGGATTCGCCAATTGCTGAACCTTCGCCAGTTACCGTGCCAACCGAGTAGGTGGACAACGATGGGATTTGGAGGTTCTCGCCACCTGCGGTGTTCAGAACCGTTGAGGTCTGAAGTACCGGAGCGATCAAGCGAGCCTTCATGATTACCTGGTCGTAGAACGACGTAGGTACTGGTGCGCCTGTGCTGGACTTGATGATGTCACGACGCTCAAATGAGTGGCTGCGCTTCTCACCTGTGAACAACGAACGCAAGTTGCTTGCGTCGTCGCTTACTTGTACGCCTGCAACAGGACGAACCTGGTCAGCGATCTCACGGGTGGCTGCATCCATGCGAAGTTCACGGGCTTCGTCTTCACGAAGTTTTGCGATGGTCTGCGCACGTTCGTCCAATTCCTTCGAGATGCGCTCGTAGGTTTGGGTTTCTTCTGCTGAGAGGTCACGCTTCTCTGCGGTGGCCTTGTCCAAGATTGACTTGGCTTCGTTCCATGCACGATTGCGAATCTCAACCTGACGGTCAATGTATTCTTTCATGATGTTTTCCTTCTCCCCGTAGGGATGATGTTGATGTTTGGATACGCAGGAGATTTAACTTAAACCTGGTACGGCTCCGTACACAGCAACATCGAAGGTGGCTCCACTCATTCGACGCAGTAACGAAAAGGTTACTAGAAGTTCTTCAGCAATTCAAGATGCTTCGCCAACACACCGACACTCGCAGGAGCGGACTGTGGTGTTGGTTCAAGTTTCGCAACCGTTTCACGCAACAACGCTGCATGGTTCGGGTCAAGTGTCTGACCTGATTCCAACGCTGTTATCGCAACAGCAAGCTGATCGGCATCAATGCCGGTACGAGTTGCCAAAGCATCAAGGCTACGAACGCTTGCCGATGTGGCTGCATACGCTGGGAAACCTGTAACAACTGAAACCTCAAACAAACGAATCTGGCGAAGTTCACGACGGGTACCATCATCAGACCAACGGTCACCACCCTGAGGAACCGTAAACCCAAACGACATGGAATCCACATCGCCACGTTGCATCAAAACTGACAAGTCACGACCAACAGAAGTATCGGGCAAATCAGCATCCACAAACAGGCCTTTAGAATCTTCAACCAAACGAACCGTCTTTGAGCGTGTTGTACCCAACAGCATTGACGAATCATGGTTCATGTACATCCGGATATTGTTGCGGGACTTCAACGACTTAGCGAACGCACCAGGCGCAATACGCTCAATGAATGGCAACGGCTCTGAATCAGAGTTGAATACGGCAGCATAACCACTAAAGGACATACCGTCGCCTGCTTGACCTGCACGAAGTTCAAACTGGTTGAACGTGATGCGACGTGTCTCTACCTGTTCTGTCATACCTGAAACATTACCAAACTCAGGTTCAGGACTGCGGAGGAACGTGAACGAACGATCATCCTCAGACAAATCATCCTCGTCCTCTTCCTCAACTTCTTCCTCAAGTTCACCTTTGATGAGTTCCGCTTTTTCGTGAAACCATTCAATCGCAGGTTCAGGGTCAAGCGCATCAATACCCCAAAGATAGAACGCAACAGCACCGGCACCAGGGAACTCCTCGTCATCAGGATTCGAGTTCTTCGGTGCATCCAAGTCAACCATGTGTCGTGCAGCCCAAGCGTTCGCACGAATTACCTTGTCTTCTGTGATCCGACCAGCAGCCATCTCACGAGCTTCACGCACAGTCGAAGCAACAATCCCCGCACCAGCCAACTTCTTTCCGTAATAGTTCAAACCTTTACGAGCTGCCGATTGAATATATTCCGGCAAACTCAAATCAACCTGACGTTGCTCTGCACGTTCGCCACCTGGCTCCATCTCCTCAGCAATAGATACAGCGACCATTTGGTCAATCGCATCCTGCTTAGTTTGATGACAGCCGATGACTTCGCCGTCTTCCTTCTCGACAGCCCAGCCAGCGCACTCAGAGTTTTTGTCAGAAATAAAGTAAGGCATCAGATTGGCTCCGTTAACCAGGACATTATGTGGCCTGCTTTTGTTGAAACAGCGTAAAGCAAATCTGTTGGCGAAATAGTTAATTGAATCATCTCACCTTTGTCCATCATCAAACCCGTTGAAGTTGTAACAGCAGAACCACCGATATACACAGCATCCGTGTTGTCGTTATTGTGAATGATGAGACGGTATGGGTTTCCTGCATAATGGTTTAGCAATACGCCGTCAATGACAGTCGCAGCTGTGCCGATTGATGTTTGCCCGCTATAGAACGCCATGTCACCTCAAACCAAGAGAAGCAATTCTGCTTCGTCTTCTAGTATTGACCATGTTACTTCAGCAACAGCACTAGACGACAAGGAACCAACTGATGATCCTACGCCGAACACTTGGAGAGGAACCCGCAAAGGTTCAACCACAACCTCCTCAACCTTTGGTTGCTGAACAACTTGAGGACGACGATACCAAGGATTCCCACCTGGATACTGAGGAGCAGGTGGAGTTGGTGCCGGATCAACCGTTGCTTGCGCCGAAGAAATCAACTCGCCAAGCAAAGCCGAAGCAGTAACCGAACCAACAACACTCGCAACCGCAGTCGATGACAGACTACCCAAAGTCGCTGAAGCCGAAACAAGATTTGACACCGACGCAACAGCCGAACCAACACCCGCACCCAAAGCAGCGTCAGCTGTAACCGTATGCGCAACCGTTGCATCAGCAGACGCAACAACACCACCCAACACCGCCTGAGCCGAAACCAGATTCGACACCGACACCGAAGCCGAAGCCTCAACCCCACCCAACACCGCCTCAGCCGAAACCACATGCGACACCAACGATGTCGCCCCAGCCGTCAACCCACCAAGCGAAGCCGAAGCGGTAACAGTTGTCGTGAAGGTGAATCCGTCTAACTTGGCAATCGAGTCAAGGGTTGACGTGTCAAGTTTGAATGCGGGACTGAACCCACCTAAACCGAAGTCAGCATCGTTGAGTTGTGACTGGTCAAGAATGAACCGTTCAACGGCCATCTAGAAACCTAACTTGCGACAGTCAAAGAAACAGTCAACCCACCAGACGAAATCGTGTAGGTGTCACCAGCTGTGTAAGCGTTGCCGGTGATTGTTCCAGAGAACAAGAAGTTTCCAGTCGTAGCGTTATCCCAAGCGGTGAAGTGTGTTGCATCCTGCGAGCCTGCGATATTTGTCCACGTCACATCAGCATCAGAAGCAAGCGCACCATTCGATGCAGCAGCGAAACTTACAGCCTTACGAGTTGTTTCAATAGCAGCGTTACTTGTGCCAGCAGAACCAGGATCGCCAACATGCAGCTTCACATACGCTGTCGTAACTGAGAACGATGTTGCGTTACCTAACGCATTCAACCAAGCGTTCGCCAAATATGCGGAAATACCTGTAGCCATTAGTCCTCAGTCCTCTCAATGATATTCAGAATGCGACCATCAGCGTCACGTTCAACGGTACGGATAGTTGGTTTAGATTCTGGAACATTCACACGCACAACGGTCTCTGGAATGTTGATGATCGGTGCAGGAATGTTGATCGCTGGAGGCGTGTAATTCATCACCGTCTGAGGGAGCGTGATGTCCATGTTCTGCGACTTCACCTCATAGGCCGATGCTGGGTCTTCAGGTGCCACAGTAGAAATCTGTTGCAACTGGCTTGAAGGCAAACCAGTATGAGCAATCGCAGGCAACCCAACCGTAGACAAAACTTCAGCCGGATCAAACCCAGCGAGAATCAACCGTTGCGCAATCTCAGCCTTCGACTGCATCTCAGCCAAGTTCGCAGCATTGATGTCCACGTTCGCTAGTGGCACACGGTATGAGTCGCCACCGTCAACCGGTGCCATGTCCTCAAGACGATGAATGTCGTTGATTGACAAGAAGCCTGATTGCAAACCTGTTGAGAATGATGCGTAGCGTGACGCTTGGTCACCACGCAACAATCCGTCCACATTGAACTTCATGAAGGCACGACCTTCGAGCAAACGTGAATATCCTTCTTCAATCTTTTCGATGTAAGGCCTGAGCGTGTGGGTCACATACTGGATGCCGTTCTGTTCCACCGACGCATACGACATCGCACCAGGCGTAGTCACACCAAGCATTGATGGAGGCACACGGAAGATACGGGCAATCTCTTCCACAGCGAAACGACGTGACTCTAGGAACTGTGCAGAATCATTGTCAACGGTTGTCTTCGTGAACTTCGCTCCACCGAACAACACACCTGGACGATGCGAACGACGCAAACCCTTATGGCCTTCTTCAAACCCTGAGACCAAATCTTTAGCCTGCTCACGGGTGAGATTGCCAGGGAACTCGATGATGCCGGAAGCCGATGAGCCTTGACCGAAGAATCGTGCAGCGAACTCCTCCAACGCTTTCGCCAAACCAAGGTTCTCCTTCATGAAGTCAATGCGTGAAATCCCTCGCATCTCACCAGGCAAACGAAGTTCGGTGATATGAATCATGTCCTCAGCCTGAATCACATCACGGTTCTCAAAAACATAAATCGGACGACGAGTCACACGGTCACGACTGCACTCAACCCTCTGAGGATTCAAAACAACCAGAGCTGCGACACCTTGATCGTCACGCACGATACGAGTGAACGAGTTACCGTTCAACATCAACGAAACCAGCACCTGCTGGAAATGCTCGATGCGGGTAACACCGGACTCAGGAACATCCAACCATGTTGGGCGAGGACGGAACGGACGACGAGTGCCATCCAAACGAAGGAACGTGTCAACAGGGAGCGTGGAGATTGAATCTGAAATCATGCGCACACACGCATACACCGCTTCAATCTTGAGCGAATCTTTTTCGGTGATTACCGTTCCGCTATTTGTGGTGACACTAAATCCGTCACCTAATGCAAACAATGACTGTGTAGATATTGCTCGGCTTTCGTTGCCATCACCT